TGCCCGTCATCGTGCAAATATATTTCCAGACGCAAGCATTTACCTTCAATGCATAGGTTTTAGGGTCGCGATAGGTCTTTCTCATTAGGCACTTCCCCCATTGTTTTTCTGGTTTCTTTTTTTTTTCTTTTTTATTTTGGGTTTGTCCTTTCTACCGAATTCAGCAAATTTTATTGCCTGACTAGGTTGGTTAGAATAAAACCCTTTGAAGATTGCGCCTGGGTAGCCAGTGACTAAAGCCGAGCATTCCGCCCAAGTAGAAACAATAACATTATCCTTTCTTCCTCTATGAACCGCATAGTAACGTTTCTTCATAATTTATTTTTCCCATAGCTGCCGCCCTTTCCTGCAAGGTACTTACAGTAGTCGGTTCCCCTGTATCCTGCATTTTCCAGTTGGTCTGACGGTCAGTGCGCGGTGTTGACCCTGTTAATGTCAGCAGCTTTTAGATTATCTTCTTGACGTTCTGGTGCAATCAAACCCATTCCTTTCAGTGCGTCATACTGAAAACGGTGTTTAATAGCGTCCAATACTGTTGCATGGAGTCCAGTGGAGTTGCAGAGAGTTCTTGACTACTTGGTTATTAACCCTTAGAGTGCTGCCAAATATGGCACAAAAGGTTGTCCGAGAGTGGTCTCTCTGAATCCAAAGGTGATCGCGCACCGTTGTAATTTCAATATTAAAGCCCTAGTCCGATTCTGGCAAGGGCTTTTTTGATTCTTTTTTAGAACCTACTGCTCTAAAATAATCTAGTTCGGAATCTACTTCTGATCCATCAAGGTTGCATCTTGGTTCGCGATTTTTAATTGCCGCCCGATACCAGTCTTTTCTTACCCGATGATAAAGTTGTTGCCTGATTTCTTTCCATCCGAATTTAGCTTTCTTTAATTTTCTTTGCTCAATTTTGAGTTCTTCAAAAATACCGATACGCATAGGCGTATGTTTCTGGAATAGCGGAAGGGTATGTAACCAGATATCGCAGAAATATTCAGGTGTTTTCTTTTTAAGTGTCAGTGTTGGCATCTAATATTTCTTCAATTTCTTTTAGTTCTTCTGCATTTGTTAAACAAAGGTTGATCGCTTCCTGCAAGCCGATATTTTCTGCAAGCCTGGTATCAGGGTTAATCCGGTAGACTGTGACGGTAGGACTACTCACAGATAAAAATCCGGTAACCAATGCATAGATATCCTTGCAAAACCAAATAATCCAAAAGAAACACCCCAATGGCGCAGACAAGACAAACCACAAGCAGGAATCGAAATTCGCTCATATCAGTGAGATTTGTTCCTGTTCAGTATTGAGTGCAGCCAGTACACTTTCAAGTCGATCGTCTATCTTGGATACCCCGCTTCCATCGAGAGAGTCAGCAAAGCCTAACCAATTGGCTACCCTTTCGGGAGTATTGACCCTGCCAATGTGTATCCATTTGCCGAGCATCTTCGCAACTTTACAAGCGTTGACACACTCGGGAGATATCTTGAATGCATCAGTACCACCGACGAAAACCGCCGAGAGTTTATCCCACGGTATCGAATGATTACCGATACCATCCTGCAATACCAATGCTCTTGGTAATCCAATTAATTTGGATTCGAAAGCAGTAAATAGGTCTAGTGTCCTGATTGCATCACCGACTATATCTGGTGAGCAGACAAACACTGGTCGGAATTCTCGCGCCTCTGATACCAGTCGTAACCAGTTGTTTTCCTGAAACTCGGAAAAGCATCCATTGTCCAGGCCGTAAGGTTTACCGGATAAGGCGTATCGGGTTAAGGGAGTTCTCAACTGCCAGAAGTCATGATCATATCGATCAGAGTATTCTTTGATCTTCTTTGGTGAGCAGTCGAGCATTATCTTCATCAGGATGAAGGCATATTTCGTTGAGTCTCAACCCTGACACCAGAATGAGTTGCCCTGATTGATTGATATCCTGGCAACTCAATAGCAATTTGGTCGGCAACAGCTTCATGAAATGCCGCATCTGGAAAAAGACAAGCACTGACAATATTCTCACACATAATGATATCGTCATGCTGAATAGTCAGAAAATATTCTATGGTCTTGCCGTCATTCGGACAAGTAACTCTAAAAGCATAGTTGTAAATGTTCACGACTTATCACCCGATAGCCCGTTTTCCTTTCTGGCAACGTACCATTTAGTTTTCAGTTCCATATAATCATCCAGATATTCATTAATCAACTTCATCCATCCCATATTTGGCTCAATAAAGTCACCCCTGATCATTCGCATGAACCATCCCGCCGATAACCCGACTTCATTATATATATGCGGGTAGGATAGATTCGATGCGTGAATCCGTAATCTTAATGTGTGAATCTGTCTTGTGTATTTACTCATTCTTCATCCCCAATAGGAAAGATATCCATTTCGGCTGCAACTTGTAGAACTGACTCAAGGAATTTCGAGTAATCTTCTTTCTCAAGGTTGGCAGTACCAATAACTCTTTCTTTTTTAACCCACTTCCCGCGCCATTTAAAATCCAAATCTTCTGTACCCAAAAATTGCTTTTGCAGGTTGAGTTTCATTTCACCGTGGGCATAGCCTGTATAGTCTGCCATGCGCCTGGTGATAGCTTGGTATAAGCCTCTTTGACTTTTAGATTGTACGGGCTTGAAAGGTTCGATCTTGACCGAAAGCGGATACTTCAAAGCACCTGCATTCGTGATCGTTGTTCGTAATACGTCTTTCAGTTCAGAAAGCGAATTGACTAGCATTAAAAATCCCCACCGATGGGTTGCAAACCAACGAGAGTGCATAGAGGGTTAAGTCTAACGCCCATCAGTGGAGAAAACTCGTATACATATAGCGTATTTTACACTATAATTCGTTGTGAGATACAGTTATTTCACCTTTAGAGAGGAAAGTATATATGAATTTTAATAAAATATTGAATGACCTGGTAGCATTACAGGAAGCTGAACGGGAACGGAAAAACCAAAACACCGAAATCCTGCTTGAAATCGCCGAGCATATCGTTAAAACCGAGCATCAACCGTGGGACAACAAAGGCAGCATCATTCATGGGCTTGACCTGGCAAATGTCCGGTTAGGTAACGCCGCCGACTACAGGCTAGGAAAACTCAACCTGCATTGCAGGGATATGCAGCAAAGGGAGTTATTGAAGTAATGTGGCATAAATCCGAGGAAATCGACTTTGAATCATTGCAGAATAATGACCCTGACTACCCAAAATGGTCGGATGATCTACGCGATGAGTCAGAAATGGCTCAAATCGAGCCAAAAACCGGCATTTTAGAGGACTTCACCCCGAATGCCGACAAAACCACCCCAACAGCAAACGACTGCTGAGTGGCTTGCTGAATGGCAAGTTAGGGACACCGCGATTAGAGTCGCAGGAGAAAGAATAGTGAAACCACCAAGTAATAAAGACCAAAAGACCTACGCAATTACACCCGCAGGAACCCACGTTGCCAGGTGCGTACAGATTATCGATCAAGGTACGCAAGAAGTGAACTACGAGGGCAAGGTAAAAAATCAGGCGAAAATCTTCATTCTTTATGAACTGCCCCTGAAAATGGATCAGTTCGAAGATAAAGATGGCAACATGAAAGAACTGCCATTCGCAGCCGTGAAAACTTACACCAACTCACTGTATGAACAGTCTGCTTTGTACAAGCACCTGTCTGCATGGTTGGGTCAACCCTTTGTCGAGGAACCCGAGTCGTTCAGCTATTCGCAGATTATGAGTCGGCCTTGCATGGTGACGGTCGTTCACAATACGGTTAAGGATAAAACCTACGCCAATATTGCCAGTGTCACGGCATTACCGGATGGCATGGAGTGTCCTGATCAAATCAATCCATCGATCTTTCTTGATCTGGACGATTTCGATAAACAGGTGTTCGATAACCTGAGTGAACGGATGCAGGATAAGATTGCACTCTCACCCGAGTATCAGTCGCTTCCTCACCTTCAAATCAAAGAAGGACAAGCCAGACTCGATGATGGGTTTGACGATATTCCGTTTTGAATAAAGTAGTTCAACTACTGGCGTTGGTGGCGATATTCATTATCGCCATCATCATTGGTTATATGCACCCAATATTCATGTAGGAGATATTATGGATACCTTACAAGTAGCAAAGGCTGATTTGCGGCAAGGTTGGGAAACCCCGAAGGGTGCAGTTTGTTCCTGTTGCGGTCAAAAGGTGAAAATGTACAGGCGGCAAATATATAAAGCAGTTGCCAAAAAACTGATCACCTTATATCGACTCCATCAGAATCTACCGCAAGCAACGCACTTTCACATGAATGAAATCGGCACTCCCATCAGTGGCGGTGGTGATTTTTCCAAGTTGAGATATTGGGGCTTGATCGAAGCAAGGCCAGAAACAGAAGATTCAACCAAAAAGTCAGATGGTTTTTGGCGGATCACTGATGAAGGGAGGGTATTTGTCGAAGGGAAGGGAACCGTTACGAAATACTGCCATGTTTATAACGGTGTGGTTAGGTTTAGAAGTGGCAACCAAATTTCAATTCACGATGCTTTAGCTAAAGAAAGTTTCAACTACCCCGAATTAATGGGCTATCTAATATAGAGGAATAACAATGGGACACTGGTACACAAAAGATAGAGAATCAATGTATGAAATCGCAGGCAAAGACGGAACCATGCGCGACACAACCTTGCGGGATGCGCGGAAACTGAACCTGTTTCCATCCGTCACTACCATCATCGGTCAACTCGATAAGCCTGGGCTTAATGCTTGGTTGCAAGGTGAAGTATGCAAGGCAACACTGGCGAACCCAATTGAAAAAGGTGAACTGCTCAAAGACTGGATTTTACGGATCAAGAAGATCAGCAAAGAAGTTGGCGAATCTAAAGCCAAAATCGGTACTGATATTCATGATGCGATCGAAAGCATTTGGCGCAATGATTCTGCATCGATAATTTCATCCAGTGGTGAGTACACCGAGATTGCAGCAAGGACAGTTGAGGCAATCATTAATCATTGCAACACCGACGAATTCGAACCCGAGCAAGTAGTTATCGGTAGTGGATATGGTGGCAAGGTCGATCTTCACAATGAAGATTTTGTGATCGATTACAAAACCAAAGATATCACCGATGAAGAATGGGACAAAATCATCGCAGGCAAGCCAAAGAAAATGGCTTATGCAAGTGAGTGTATGCAACTGTCAGCTTACCGCGCGGCACTCCCGCCTGGTGCCACCAGATTGCTGAATGTATTCGTTGACCGGACAGTAGCGGGGCGCGTCTACATTTATGAGCATACCGAAAATATGTATTCACAGTTTCAGTGCCTGGTCGGATACTGGCAAATGGACAAGAAATATATACCGGAGCAATAAAATGTATCTCAAAGACTTTGGGGAAATCAATATTCCATTCGCTAAAATCTGGAAGTTCATCAAGATAACGGTTGGGGTAGTCCTGTTCGTTGTCATTGCATTCGGAATTGGCTTCTATCTGCTTATAGTTGTCCATGCTCGATATGGTTGGGCATGAAATACCTGACTGAATATGTTGGTGAAATGCTTAATGGATTCGTCGCGTTGATGATCCTGCTCCTGGCTACCGGATTCTTCTTATGAAATGGTTGCTGTCATTTATCTGGTGTCATTCGTACTGGATTATTCTTTGGATTTTATTCTATTGGTGGATTGTGTCATAGTCACGAAAGTACCCTATATTTAGCCTACTTCCATGACTAACGTAAAACACACTACTATTTATTTGGAATCGCGGAGAATGTATGAGTTGTATTGAATGCGGGTGCGAGCATGGACACCATCAGCCCTGGTGCCTTGAGGGAGGAAGTTTGAAATTGAAAAACCCTACTTCCTTTATTTTTTCTGAACCACCACCACCGGCAGGACACTGGCAGATCAGTGGTAATTTACACATTAGTGTGGAAAAGAAACCATCTGTATTGAATAAATTCTTTGCCGCCTACCTGCTTGGTTGGAAATGGCATGACTGACAAGTTCACAATAAAACAGATAGAGGCGGCATTCGCAAAGCGCACTCCTGGGTCTGGTTCTGGCGCATTCATCGCACTATTTCCAGATGAATTAATAGCCGAACTAACCAATGGAAGTGGCACGATGGACATTGAACCGGATCAGATCGATCAGATGAGTGAGTACGGACTACAAAAAGAATTGCGGAAAGCACTCAATGAAAATATTAAACTGCGGGAAGAATGTAATTCCCGTATAGGCACTGATGAACTACTTAATCGGTTGCGAGATACGACGCATATCCCATACCATATTCACACAATGGAAGCAGCCGATGCTATCGAATCCCTACAGGCGCGGGTAGCGTCATTAGAAACAACACTGGCTCTGGAATTTCTCAGGAATAGTGTTGATTTTGACTACGATCATATCGTGAAGCAGATAAAGGAACTGGCAGAAAAAAGACGCTGTTCAGATAGATGAAAATAGAACTACTCCACATGGACTGTATGGATTACATGAAAGGCTGTGAGGACAATGCTTTTGATTTAGCTATTGTTGACCCGCCTTATGGGATTGGCATGGATGGCGGAAGTGTCGGTCTTGGCAGTTTTAAAGAAAAGGAATGGGACAAATCGACACCGGATCTTGAGTATTTCACTGAACTGTTAAGGGTTAGCAGAAACTCGATTATATGGGGCGGAAATTATTTCGCTGATAAATTGAAACCGACAGGTGCTTGGATATATTGGGATAAAATGCAGGACAAAGAAGGCCACAGATACGGTAAAACATTTGCATCAGGAGAATTAGCGTACACGACATTTAAGAAGCCGATGAAACATTTTGAATATAAAAATCAGGGTAATTATATCGGCCCACCGAATGCCATTACGACGAAGACAAAAATGGTTAGAGATTTAAAAATACACCCAACGCAAAAGCCTATAGGTTTATACGAATGGCTATTAAGAAACTACGCCAAAGAAGGCGACAAGATACTAGACACTCATTTAGGCTCCGGCAGTAGCGCGATAGCAGCCCACTACGGAGGTTTTGATTTTGTAGGCATGGAGATTGACAAGGATTACTATGATGCAGCTATGAAGCGATTTGAAGCTGAAACAGCGCAACTGGATATATTTGCATGATAGAGCTACTACACCAAGACTGTATGACCTATATGAAAGGTTGCGAGGATAACGCTTTTGATTTGGCTATTGTTGACCCGCCCTATGGGATAGGCGATAAAATGTTTGGAGGCGGGAAGGAGGGGGATAAGATAAAAATGGTTCGTTCTCTGTACGATAAGATGGAAGGCTGGGATCACAGTATACCAACAAAAGAATATTTTATAGAAATGTTCAGGGTATCATGCAACCAGATAATCTTTGGTGGTAATTACTTTGATCTTCCCCCAACAAGAGGAATCATCTGCTGGGATAAGCAGCAGTTTTACCCTAATTTTTCACAATGGGAGATGGCATGGACATCGTTTGATAAACCAGCAAAGCTATTTAAACTAAGGTCATCAGATCCCAGCAGAACACACCCAACACAAAAACCCGTAAAACTTTACGAATGGTTATTAACCAATTACGCCGAACCAAATCAAAAGATACTAGACACCCACGGCGGTTCTATGAGTTCAGCGGTAGCTTGCCATTATTTCGGTTGTGACCTTGTTTTGTGTGAGATAGACGAGGATTACTATAAATCAGGTTGTGAGCGTTTCGAGGCTGAGACTTCACAAATAGATTTATTCGCATGAAATAATCCTCGATCATATCGTGAAGCAGATAGAAGCCAAGCGCACAAGACGCTGTTCAGATAGATGAAAACCATGATGCTATGGTTGATGATTCAGCCCGGCGTTTGGGATTGCTTCATCGATGTTTACAAGGATGCAGACGAATGTAACAAGGCGTATACCATCCTTGCCAAATCAGTTCCGCCGATTGATCTAAGCACCCATCCAAAGAAGAAGGCGCATATCAGATCGATCTATTTCAATGGGAGTGATCGACCAGGCATCATGTTCACTCGTTGTTATTAAGCAGGGCTGCTCACTCTGCTAGATACGTCATGCAGAAGTCGTCTATATCATCTGTAGTTGATGTGATTGTACTGATCTGCATTCCTAAATCACTAAGGGCTGGCCCCGACTCTCTTATATGAAATCGATCCCTCGTACTGGATACGAGAGGACTGAGCATTGTATAGTTAGCAGTCATGGTTAGACCAGTTTGCATCAGTACACCTATACAGTCGAAAGCGGCGGCGAATGGAAGGGTTATATATATAAAGTTCCCTGCCGTCATACCTGTTGTATCAATATTGTTGAAGGAGTTGAACCGTGCACAAACTATATTGCCAACGCGGGTGTAATTCCCCGTAATAGTTGTTGCCGAGACATTACCACCAGTAAGAGAATCGTACATCTCCACTGTCCAAGTGCCTTCC